TGTTATCTACCCAGTTACCTGCTGCTTCGCCGTACTTGATAACAGCAACTGTGTTCTTCTTAGACTCAGATACTGTGTATGGCATTTGCTTTGGAAAGAGTTTAATCCACTCTTCAGTAGCACGTGTATAATCGCCATTGTATTCAGTAACTAGGTTTGAGAATACCTGCTTAAAGCTTGTACGTTCGTTGTCACGAACCCATCCAGCCATCTCAGACTTGAGCTGTACTGAAGGTGATGCTGGCAAAATCAACGCAGTAAAGAAGCGCATACCCAAGATAGTCTGAGTTGTTGCCTTTAACTTGTCTTGATATTCCTCTAGATCTCCAGGAGATGGTGGAACATCGTTGCCTTGTGCATCCTTTGTAATCTTTAGCCCGTTATCGGTAGCCTCTAGGTAGGTAACTGCTTTACGGAAAGCTGATGCGTACTGTGAATCACGCTCATCCTTATTTAATGCACCCAATGCACGGTTAATGTGCGCTGGTAAAACAGCGTTAATAATTGGCTGGTCTTCACCGTACTCACCAAAGAGATATTTCTCTGATTCCTTGAGTGAAGGTACCAATTCGTACATCATTTTGACTGGCAATGCTGCCAATGGACCAGAGAATGTTGGGAACAAAGAGTCTGGGTTCATAGATGGCGTAATCATATTAAGTTTTGCGCCAAACTCTACTGGCATTGGAGCGACGAATGCGCCCTTGATACCAAATGCTGTAGCAAGTTTAGACATCGCTGCGTAAACTGGTTGCATACCTGGGTAAATGAAGTAAGCCTCACCCTGATCGTCCTTTTGGATAAAGCCAGAGTGTGTAACACCTTCATATGTCAATGATGCACGTGCGATTGACTCTGGATTGTAACGAACTCCACGCAATACACGGCGATAAAAGTCTTCTGTTGCACGATAGTAACGAGCAAAGTTACGCATTGTGAATGCTAACTGTGTGCGAACCTCTGGGTTATCAACGTATGCAAGCACTCGCTCTTTAGCAAGATCCTGTGTTAGTTCGATAATCTTAGTCTTACCCTTTGCTTCAGCGTCTTTAATCAAGACAGCCTTCTCAGCATCGGTTAATTTGGCGTTATTGCGGATAGGATCTGTTAAGAGCTTCAAGTAACGCTCTTCTAGACCACCATTTTTCCAACGCTTGCGCATATCAATAGCAGCAGAAAGAACCATTGGCTCACGTGACCAGCGAGCATTCATCTCGCCAACCCATTCCCAGTGTTTTCCTACGATCTTTCCAGCAGGGTTACCATCTGCGATAGGCATAATGCTTGGACCAGAGATAAACTGTGGTGCATCTTCTGCCAATTGTGGCAAGTCATCAATACCCAAGTCACGTGTATTAATTTTAATGCCGCCTTCAGGTGTACGAATACTTACCTTGGCTAGCAACTTCTGATTTACTTTATCTTGGCTATTAACAAATAGGTTGCGAGTTGCAGCATAGACATTTTCTGCGTGTACTCGTACATCAGCGTTATTACCTGGACGGTATAGCTGGAAACGAGCCTTTTGCTTTGCATATTCTGGAGAGTCAATGTATTTCATAATCTGCCTGATAGCAAATTCTCTAGACTCTGGGCTGTCTGACATATATTGAAGAGCGATAGAACCAAGTGGGTCATTACCAATAGCAGCAATGCTTGTTACCCAAGCAATCTTGCCTTCTGCTGTAATCGGAGAATACTCGCGGTAGTTTCCACCGCTATCTTTGGCGTATGTAACTCCATTAATCTTGTACTCACGAGATGTGCCAAATTGATCTACAGTACGAAGAGCATCCGTCCAGTGGTCTGCACCAGTGATGCCTTTCTTACCACCTTCAGCAACACCTGCAAGCAGTTCATCAATAGCACCAAACTCTGCCATCTCAGCAATAATTTCACGTGCCTGTGGATCAAGTTTGCCAAGGTACTTATCTGCCATAACAGCATCTGCCATAACCTTGCGAGCATCTTGTACGGTTTTGGCTGCTTCGATCTTACCTTGATATAGCGCACGGTCCGAACGCTTAACAAGTTTATTGATAACTCCTAGCGTATCTCCGCCTTGACCAGTACGTAACTTAGTTGATAAACGTTTACCTGCTGCTAAGCCCCAGATTGAATCGCCTACTGCAAGGTGAACCATTAGATCTTCAATAGAATTACGTACAGCAAAACGAGGACCAGCAAGAGTCAAGAATGACCAACCAGACGTTAAGTTCTCAGCCCAAGGTTTGTGCGACCAACTCATAATCCTACTTGCCACTTGGTATCGGTCAACGATTCCATCAAGATCTTGAATCTTAGGAACTGTCATACCTGATGCTAGTTGGAAATCAAAGATAGCAAACTGTTGGTCGTTAAAACTAGATGGCTCAAAGTAACGGTAAGTTCCGTCATCATTGAGCACTGGCTTACCCTTGGCATCGCGTACTAAAATACGTGGAGCAAACAACTGCTCGCGTGATGAATTAGCCAACTTATCAAGAACATTCTTACCGCCAGGAACTTTATTAAGTCCACGGATCTCAGCTACTGTATTGAAGACACCCATCATAATCTGACGTTTCTGTGCTTCATCTCCAGCCTTGAATGCTTCTGCAAATAGGCGTGAGTTGTAGCGAGTATTAGCAAGACGTGCTAACTGATAAACCTTTTCACCAGCATCTGGTGCATTAGGGTCAAAGAAATTGTCGCGGAAGAACGGAACCTTTGAAAACTTAGATGCAAAGCGGTCAATGCGATCTTGGACATAATCCAATGGCATACGGAATGCACCGTCTGCACGAAGCTTGGCAGTCTTACGCTCAATCTCACCAATGACGTTTGTTTCAATCTGCTTTAAGAACTCTTTAGGAGTGTTAGCAGTTGCGGCCTCATTTGTGCGTGAATCAACAAACTTTGTCTGACGCATTAGTTGACCTTCAATACCACCGATAGTGGTCTGGTCGCTAAATACTTCACGGCTAACACGCTTGCCTGCTTGGTCAAAGCGAAGAACCTTATTGCCAGTAGTAAGCGCTGCAATCCGAGTCTGACGTGCAAGATCCATACGTGGAAGTAGTTGAACTTGACGACCTGCTTGACCTTTGAGGGTACGCAGTGCTTCTTCGCTTCCAGCAAGAAAGCCTTTCATAGTGCCAGCTTCGACTACGCCTTCTTTAAGCATAGCCTCAATAACATCATCACCAAACTCAGGAGCAATACGCTTAAGTTCAATACCAGCCTGCACTAAAGCCTGTGGATCTACGCCACCTTCTTTGACTGCCTTACGAGCTACTGAATACTTCTTGAGTGCTCCAACATAAGCTTGGTCAAAACGCTGTACACTTGCTACTTCAAATGCCTTTTGTACATTGCCAGCATCGCCAACGATATTATCTAGCGCATACTTTCCAATATCATATGCTTTCTTAGCTTTACCAAGAAGTAATGTTGGATCTGCAAATACGCGAAACGCGGCATCACCAAGACCAGAGATAGCCTTATATGCAGCACCTGATCCTTCCCATTTCTGCGGAAGGATAGCGTTAGCAATAAATCTACCTGGAGAATACTTAGCAGCGTTAGCTGCATCTAGTGCATCTTGAAAGAGTGGATCTTTTTTCTGTGATGCTCGTGATGCAATCTGCTTTTCTGCTTCTGTTCCAGTTGCAATGATCTGGTCAAGTGTCATACCCTCTGCAACTTTTTGTGCAACAGACATATACTGCGAACCAAAGATACGGTTCGCTTCTGCCATACGTGATGGGCTAAATACTTTATCGCCCTTATCATTGGCTGTTGTCCACGCTTTACCGATGTCAACCTTCTGGTCAATAGCAATTGCAGCGGTTCGATAAGCACGTGTAGATAAATCTGAAAGTTCTTGGACACCCTTAAATGCTAATTTAACAGGAGCGGCAATGATGTTAAATGCTGGCTCTACTGTGTAATGAAGTGCTGTGCCTAGCCATCCACGTTTTTGCTCAACGTTACCAAAGTTATCCTTCAAAGATCTCTGTTGCTCTGGAGTTAACTTTGAGTATTCTAGTTTTGCAACGTCAGATGGAAGAGATGTTAACTTCTGGTGCGAGTCTACAGCTTTGATGTAGCCATTGATCTGCTCTTGTTGCTCTGGCGTTAATCCAGCTTGAGCAGAGATGGCCCTAATGTTATTGGAGGTTGATCCCACTACTGACCTCTAGATAAAGCCATCTGATAGAGAACAGAAATTTCTCCAGTTTGATCGTACGGAAGCAATGCTGCAAGTGTATCTGACAACTTACCCTCTGCTGGCTTTGGTGGACCAGCCATAGTCATAATGTCTTCTTCAGGACGTTGTGTTGGTGCAAACATTCCTACTAATGGTTCTGGCTTTGGTGGTGCCATATCTGCAACAGGCGTAGCCTTAGCAGATGGCTTAGGAGAAGTAGAAGCACCTGCAATATCTTCTGCCATTGCCTTGCGATCACCGTAATTTTGTGACGGTGGTAAGTCTTCACGTACGGAGAATTTTCCTGGACCGCCAATTTGTAATGGGCTATCTACCATCGGTATCCTCCTGTATCTTTTCTAAATCGTTTGAAAATTGTTCCCAAGCTTTATTTACTTCTGAGTTTCGGTTAGCGTTGTAAACAGCTATCTCCATTAATTCTTCTGTTGCAGTCTGTACAGAACTTGCAACGTTATGTACAAAACCTGCCAGTACTACTAAAAAATCAGCGAAGTGTACTGAGCGTGGAACCTTGTTATTATTATCCACGCCCAGTACCTCCGTTAATTAAAATTTTCTTAACCCTTCTTTACAGAAGTTCCTCTACGACCTGCTGGCATCATTGATGGTACCACCTTGCCTGGTCCTGCTGGCTTGGAAGTATCCTTCTTGCCCTCAACAGGCTTTGACATAGGTGCTGCTGCACGTGATCCTTGATTCATTTTACACCTCCCTCGTTTATGCTGCGCCGCTAATAGAAGCTAGCAGTGTTGCTATATCTGGACGTTGTTCTGGACCAGCAGCAGGGGCCGCTCCGCCTTGTTCTGGAGTTGGCTGCGAGGCAGGTACGGGGGCCGCACCTGCTGCTGGAGTTCCTGGTGCGCCTGGCATCATAGGCATTTCTGGCGCTACTGGTTGTTCTTTCGGTGCAAAAGCTTTTTCGATAACTGTTTCTAACTGAAGACCCTTTTGACGGCCTTGGATAACTTGTGCAAGACGGGAGATAATTTCACTAGGGTCTTGACCTTGCGCTGCAAGCGCTGGAATGGCCTGAGCATACTGAGCAACAGCCAACCGCAGAGAATCGCGCATTTCTTCGATATCAACACGTTGTTCCTCCTGCGTAACATTAAGCTCCATTGGAATCTCACGACGTACATAGTCACGAGATACGAGCTTGTCGCTGCGCATTTGTAGTAATGCAATGATGGCGCGGTTTGGATCCATACCAGACATAATGCCGTAACGGACATCTACGCCGTAGTTACCTGCAATTTGTCGTGATGGAATGTACTTCATATTGAATGGAGTACCGTCGTCAACGCCTTTGATCTCCTTGGTCATATTGCCAAAGATCTTCTCGTCTACTTCAAAACACATAGACACAAGGTCCATAAATAAACGAGCAAACTGTGCTTGTGCTGCCTTGATCTGTGTATCAAAGCCAGCCTGTAGTGCCTGTACACCGCGACCTGTAACGATAGATGCGTCAATGTTTCCTGAACGAGTTTCAGGGTAACGAGCACCTGTACGTAGTTCACGCTCTAAAACACCTGACTCGGTGAAGACACCATTAGGTAGTTCTAGTGGAACACGGCGAATACCTTGTGGGTTAGCAGAACGCATAATTGCATCTGGTCCCAATGCGAGTTCTTGCACATCCTGTGGGATAGCAATAGGTGCTTGGATAGACTTCTCTGCGGCTTGGATCTGCAGTACTGCAAAGCGAGCACGAGCAAGCTGAACTGATAGAACATCATCAAACTGTCCACGAGCTTCGCCATCAATAGATGAACGCATAGCTACACCTGCTAGGCACTTGCCTACTGGGTTAGGTGTATTAGATAGAACTAGGTTCTTACGCTCTGGGATAAAGATTAAGTCTTGGTCTTTGTCGTGGTAGCGAATCAAAGATACATAAGGTGAGCCAGGTGAATAGACATTGCGTGGCATAATCTGGTCATAGAACTCTGGGTACTGCATTGCCAATGACTCAGCATCGGTTGCAATTATCTGCGAGATTGAGAGGGTACGACCAAATCTATCAATTTCAGGATAAGTACCAAAAGGATTAAGCAGACGTATTCTCGGATTATTGGTTTCATAGTCCATTTCAACAATCGCTGGGAGCATACCGTAGGTGTTGAACCAGTCAGCACCTGTGTACATTTGAATCTGAAGATCAGAAGATGAGACGTAGTAATTAGCAATACGGGTACGAGTATCTGCAGCTTTACGTGCTGAGTCTGAAACCATATTGGTAGCAGCGCAGTTGAAAGATGGTAGAGGTGACATTACCTCTGCTAAGTCACGTGCTGCTACATCTACGAAGTTTGCAACTAAAGGCTTTGGGTATTCTTCTGAAAACATCGCAGGGTATACCTTGGAGATGTCACCTTGACGCACAGAGAGCACGTCGCGCATTCTCTGGTCACGTGCTGCGTAGCGTGTTTGTAGCCGTGCTACTTTCGCTGCAACCTCTTTAGTTGATAACAAGATTTCTCCTTAGATAAATGTACGATCTTTTTCTGCAAGTAGCTCATCTATGTTGATGACCATTCGCTTGCCCTGTTCATAACGAGACAGGAAAGGGTTTTTCATATGATGTGTTGCGTGTATACCTTGGTTGAGCATCTCACGTGCGCGGATCTCACAGAACCAAAGAGCCATCACCATATCGGTCTTACCTTTAGTCGTAGGCGACCAGGTAATTAGTTGCTCAATGAGCGCCTTAATGTTTTCAGTTTGGTCAGAAGGTAAGTGAATAAGGTTGTCTCTGTGGTGCTTACCATCGTGTTGCTTGGTCCCGAACAAAGTTGACATTGATGCAACGCCGAATCCTGAGTCCCATTTGTTATTGCCAGTATGGTGTTCCCGCAGTAACACTCCCCTAGAGGCCAAGTTCGCACGGATTCCTTCATCTTGCGTAAGGAATGATTGGAATGCATTTTTCTCCACGATCCATTCACTAGGACTATAGAGGGAAGTCCAGTCAAAGATTAGCTGACGGATTTGAGCAGGCGTTGGACGAGTAATTTTAATAGCATCAACAATGTAGCGTTTATGTGTAACCCTATCAACAGCGTAACAAATGGCGGCTGTATCACCAA